AAGTCCGTACTGAGTCGCTGGATCAGAATAAAATTCACGCAACCTTTCACCTGTATCGCGGAACATGTCTAAAAAGGTTCTTTCCTTTGTCCCGCCACCATCATCGCCTCCAGTTTCTTCAGGTCCAGGCTCAGTGATTTGCTTGCCTTCTTCGTCTTCACCGATTAGCGCAGGTGTCCCAAGGCCTAATGCAGTTATTCCTGCGGCGGCAGATTTTTTAGGATTGCGCCTGATGGCAGAGGCCATTCGGCCACCCATGATTCCAGCGCCAGCCGCTGTTCCTGTAGCCGCTGCACCCGTAGCCGCTGCTGGGGCAGCAGGTATTCCAGGCAGGACCATTTGAGCATCATCAGCTTTATCTGCCGTCTTTGCAGCTTTTGCAGCTTGAGACATTCTTCTTGCGGCCATCAGACCCCTAGCTGTAAAACCAAGCAGGCCAGCGCCAAGAGGCACAGTAAGAGCCATCAATGTGCTTTGAACTGGAGCATCTGTATCAAATAAAAGACCGCCTGGACCAAATAACTGATCGACAAGTTCTTCTTCGGTGCCTGTTGCAACAATCTCATCTTCATCATCATCTTGAGCGGCTTTTGATCGACCTCCAACAACGAGGTCACCTTCCGCATACCCACGAATAGGCGCAATGCCAGCCATGATGCCGCCACCCTCACGCATCTGTGGTGTTTGGAACATTGGCCTGTTCATGATTTCGTTATACATCATGCCACCTTGATTCATCGCGTTTGCTTCTGACAGCGCAATCGCTATCGCTTGCTTTGGATTTGTTACCTTTCTACCCGAACCACCAGACTTGAGAGTTCCTTCTTTGAACTCTCCCATGACCTTGCTGATCTTTCTCTCACGCTTGTTTTTGACCACGGTCAACCTTTGAGTAATCTACACGGTAGTAACCGTCTTCACCCATGAGCACAGCTGAAGGATCAACCTTGATTAACTCTTGGGCTATGACGCCTTCGGTTGGGTCATTAACACCCATGGCTTTCGCCGTGTCGTTCCAAGTCCATGTGTACCAGCCAACGCCGGGCTGAACATCACTAATCTTCATGACGTTTTCTTTCAAGCGGATGTCTGAAAAACTAAATATAGTAGAAGCTATATTTGCAGCTTTCGAGAATTTGCTTGGCTCTTGGTAAGCCTGATTTTGTTGAGATCCAACGCTATAACCACTCTGGAACCCAGGCATAAACGGCTGAGCTTGCCCAAGCACTTGGAATCCTCTTTGCATTCTCATAAACGGCTCGTCTGCTTGTTGTGTTGCAGCTTGATACTGAGCGCCAAACGCTCGATCTTGTATGCCTCTGCCAGTTGCGCCAAGGTCAGACAACGTGCCAATCTGATTTCTTAACATATCAAAGCCTTGTTGGCCTAATCCTGCGATGCCTGCTGCGCCTGCTCGCATGCCTTGTTGACCGGCCTGAAATGCGCTTAACGCATCACCCATGGCCCCACGAGTGAGTCTATCCATCCCTCCAGCAGCGCCTTGCATACGAGCCATCTGGTCGCCAAATATGCCGGAACCAAGCTGTTGAGCAGATTGGAAATCTCTACCTAAACCCGCACCTATATCGGCTTGTCGGCCTAAAAGAGAGCCGATACCTTGAAGACCAGATAGCCCAAGCTGCCCACCTTCAAGTGCACCACGCTGGGCTAGTTGTTCTGCGCTCAAGCCCAAGTCAGCGGCTCTCCCAGCAGCAGCTATACCTGTTTGAGCGCCCGCTTGGCCAAGCTGACCTGTAAGCTGAGCAGCTTGCTGCCTGCGTCCCTGCGCTTGCTCAAACGCCTGTTGTGCGGCTTGTTGAGCCTGCTGAAACCCTTGTGATCTTAATTCTGCCCCAGTTCTAGCTTGTTG